TGTCGATCTAATCTCGGCACTGAAGTCTTTTCTTCTGCCACTTGGATTAGATCCTGACACAGAGGTTTTTCCAAAACAGAAAGAATTAAAGGAAGATGACAAAGGAGAAATAAAACCAGGAAACTTTATAAACTTACCATATTATAATAATGGTAACACAAAAAGATATGCAGTCGACAAAGATAATAATAAATTAGACATAGAAAAATTTATAGAAGTTGCTAATCAAAGCAAGATTGGTAAAGAAGAATTAGAAAAACTAGTAGATGAAACATACAGAAATATATTAGTAGGTACAGATCCAGAGTTCGAAGATGGTCCACCATGTTTAGCTTTGTGTTCTAAAAGAAAATTAGATGATGGTAGAGATAGGTTTATGTATAACTATATGGTTTTTGCTAAAAAAAAATACAAAGACAAATGGCCAGATCAAGTTGCAAAAGCAAACTATAGTTATTTAGAAGATCCATGGGATAAAACAAAATTAGATTCTAAAATAACAGCATGGAAAAAAGATACTGCAGGTCATACGTGTTATGAAGATCCAATACAAAGTAAGTGTATGCGTACACTTTGTTTTTCAAGGCCTTTTGGTGTTAAGTCAGATAGTATTACAATGTTTCCTGACATTACAGATTTTGAAATTATAATGTATGCAGAACCAGAATATAGATTTAATGTCGTATTACCAGATGGAACTAAAGAAGGTGTTATTGCAAACCACAGAAGATTAATTACAAAACAAACCGAGTTATTAGATTTAATTTGGGAGCAAACAGGTATCTATCATGAACCATTAAAACCAAAAGACTTTAGAGCAAAATTAACAGAACTTAGAAAAGGTTCTACAAAAATATCACCACCAGCAGGCACACAGATAGAAGATAGATTAAATGAAGAGTTATATCAATACTGTGTTAATGGTCCACGTGCAAAACACAGAATACAAATTAACAGTGGTTCGTGTTTAACAGAAGAAGGTCATCACTTTTTTAGATTTAATTCTTTTATAGATCACTTAGGGTCTAGTTGGAAGATACCAGAAGAAAGGATAGCACAAAAACTAAAAGATAAATGTTTGGTTGAGTTTAACCATTCACTAAATGTAGATGGTAAAACAATTAAAGTATGTAGACTAAAACAGTTACACATAGATAAAATAGAATACAAACCAGTTGAGCGAAAAGAAAGTAATTATTAATGAAGTATAAAGTAGTAGGTCCACCAGGTACAGGTAAAACAAGAAGATTGTTGAACGAAGTACAAAAATACGTAGATAAAGGTGTGCCTTTAGATCGTATTGGTTATTTTGCTTTTACTCGTAAAGCTGCAGGTGAAGCAAGAGATAGATTCTTAAAAATAAAAACAGAACTTACAAAGAAAGACATAAAGTATTTTCAAACATTACACTCACTAGCATTCAATAGACTAGGTCTTAAAGAAGAAAACGTAATGCAGGACCTTAATTATAAAGCAATAGGTGATACTTGTGGAATACAGATTAAATATGCATCATATGAAACCAATAATTGGAATGGTATATTTTCATCAGATAGTGAATATCTAGGGTTAATTAACTTAGCAAGAGTAAAACAAATATCTGTATTAGATCAGTTAGATTTAAATGAACATTTATCTAAAATTGAAAGAAATAAATTAGATGCAATAGAAAAAGAAATAAATAATTATAAAAAAGTATATGGTCTTATTGATTTTACAGACATGATACAAAAATTTTTAGATACAAAAGATATACCAGGGTTTGATGTAATATTTGTAGATGAAGCACAAGATTTATCATTAATACAATGGTCTATGATAAACAAAATAGAAAAAGATACTAAATGTGATGTCTGGGTAGCAGGAGATGATGACCAAGCTATATTTGGTTGGGCTGGTGCAGATGTGGATTCTTTTATTGACTATAATGCAACAGAAATACCTTTGAAAAAATCAGAAAGAGTGCCAAGTAGTATACAAAAAATTGCATTAGATGTCATTGATAGAATACAAGATAATAGAATTGACAAAGAGTATTTTCCAAAGTCTGAATCTGGTGAAATTTTAGAGAGATATAAAATATCTGACATAGATATGTCTACAGGTGATTGGTTAATATTAACTAGAACAAAATCTTTATTAAGACCAATACCAACTTATTTAAAAAAGAAAGGTTTATTTTTTAATACAACACAGGGAAATAGTATTGGTAAAAGTTTGTATGAAGATATACAATATTGGTCACAATTACAAAAAAAAATTGTTCTTCCTGACATACAACTACAAAGAATTCAAGAAAGAATAAAAGGAACAATGAATCTATCATTAAAATGGTACGATGCATTTAACAATGTACCTGACAGTCAGATAACTTATATGAAGTTATTACTACTTAACAATGAAGATCCAACAAAAGATGCAAGAATAAAAGTATCAACAATACATGGGGCCAAAGGTGGTGAAGCAACTAATGTTGTTTTGTTTTTAAACCACACAGCAAACACATTGAAAGGAGCAAAAAAATCTGTGTACAAACAAGATGAAGAGTATCGTGTTTGGTATGTAGGTATCACAAGAACTATGCAAAATTTATATTTAATAAAATGTCAAAACAAATCTAAGGAGTTTAAAATATGAGTGATGATCCATACAAGAAACAAGTGTCCGGTACACATTACATGTACATGGAAATACAGCCAGCAGAGTTTATAAACAAAAACAAATTGCTTTTTGCGGAGGGGTCAGCTATAAAGTACATATGCAGACACTCTCAAAAAGGCGGAGTAGAAGACATAGATAAAGCTATACATTATTTAGAAATGATAAAAGAAAGAGATTACAAATGATATTTAAAGCACAAACAGAGTGGGTTAAGCCTACTGAATTTCCAGACTTAAGATTTTGTGATGAAATTGCAATTGACTTAGAAACACATGATCCAGATTTAAAAAGTATGGGATCAGGTGCTGTAGTTGGTAAGGGTAAAGTTGTAGGTATAGCTGTAGCAACAGATGGCTACGCAGGATACTTTCCATTCGATCATGAGGGTGGTGGTAACCTGGAAAAAAATAAAGTAATTCAATGGTTTACAGACCTTTGTGCATCGGAGTCTACAAAAATATTTCACAATGCAATGTATGATATTTCATGGATTAAAGCCATGGGTATAAAAGTTAATGGTAGAATTGTTGACACTATGATTGCAGCATCTTTAGTTAATGAAAATAGATTTAGATTTGATCTTGGATCTTTAGGTTGGGATTATTGCGGCCATGGTAAAAACGAAACAGAATTAAATAACGCTGCAAAAGAATGGGGATTAGATCCTAAAGCAGATATGTGGAAGATGCCAGCAATGTATGTTGGTAATTATGCTGAACGTGATGCAGAGTTAACTTTAGCTTTGTGGAAAGTTATGCAAAAAGAAATTATAGATCAAGATATCCAATCTATTTTTGATTTGGAAACGGATCTTTTTCCTTGCTTGGTTGATATGCGATTTCTTGGGGTGAGAGTGGACGTTCAAAAAGCTCATATACTAAAGAAACAATTAGCATCACAAGAAGATAGCTTACTCCAAAAAGTAGAAAAAGACACAGGAGTGCAAACTCAAATATGGGCAGCAAGATCGATTGCCAAAGTTTTTGACAAACTAAACCTGCCTTATGAAAGAACGGCAAAAACACAAGCGCCTTCATTTACTAAAAATTTTCTTTCTACACATAGTCATCCTTTAGTACAGTGTATAGCAAAAGCTAGAGAGATTAACAAGGCACATACTACATTTATAGATACAATTATTAAACATGAACATAAGGGTAGAATACATGCTGATATAAATCAAATTAGATCCGATACTGGTGGTACAGTAACTGGTAGATTCTCATACTCAAATCCAAATTTACAACAAATTCCTGCTCGCAACAAAGATTTAGGACCGATGATTAGATCCCTATTCATTCCTGAGTCTGGTTGCGATTGGGGATGTTTTGACTACAGTCAACAAGAACCAAGATTGGTAGTTCACTATGCATCCCTTGATCAAGATACAAGTGTCTTTGGTGTCAAAGATTCATACTTACAAGATGATGCTGACTTTCATACAATTGTTGCAAAGATGGCTGACATACCAAGAAGCCAGGCTAAAGTAATTAACCTTGGTTTGTTTTATGGTATGGGTAAAGCAAAACTACAAGCAGAACTTGGTGTATCAAAAGACAAAGCAGAAGAACTATTTTCTATCTACCATGAAAGAGTTCCATTTGTTAAAAGTTTAACAAGGTCTGTATCTAACAGAGCACAACAACGTGGACAGATAAGAACTTTACTTGGCAGACTTTGCAGGTTTCATTTATGGGAACCTAATCAATTTGGTATACACAAAGCCTTACCATTTGACCAAGCTCGCCAGGAATATGGAGCAGGCATCAAGCGTGCTTATACATACAAAGCTTTAAATAAATTAATACAAGGATCAGCAGCAGATATGACTAAAAAATCTATGCTAGAACTATATAAAGAAGGTATTGTCGCACATATACAAGTGCATGATGAGTTGGATATTTCTGTAGAAGATGATAAAAAAGCTAAACGTATAAAAGAAATTATGGAATCTGCAGTTGACTTAGAGATACCAAACAAAGAAAAAAAAGAAAAAGGTACAAACTGGGGTGACATAAAATAATGAGGAATAATTATGGCATATTTAAATGCAAACATACCACCAACCTACGCACAAATAAGAAGAGAATATTTATATGACGGCAAAAAACATCATGGAGAAGTTGAAGACTG